ACCTGACATCATCATCCGCACTTCAGGTTGTTTAAACACTGGTAGGTAGTGGGTGTAGTACCCGTCACCAATGTCTAGGTCACCCTGCACAAAGAAGCGTAGGATTTTGGTTAGGAAGTCTTTCTCCGATTTGGTTAGCTTCTTCTGGTAGTCCTTCAAGTCCTCACCCATTGGCACTTCCGTGTGTAACCAATGGCTCTGCTCATGTTGTAACCAAGCGTCATATGCCCAAGGGTATTTAAACGGCTTGAATGTGTTTCTCTCTTCTGTTAATTGTGGTTTCATTACCATTGTCTCCATGTGTTAGCAATAATGTGTAGACAGGTGACTATCTCTAGCCACCTTATCCAACTTAACCTTCGCAAGCTAGGCATGTTTCCCCGTTCACGATAGCTGTCATATCAATCGTCTCCTCAATACGTTGACGTTTAACCTGAGCACCAACCTTGTCTGCCTTACGCACCTTATCAGAGCGGAGGTAGTACAAGCTCTTTAGCCCCATCTTCCACGCCATGAAGTGTACAGCATGTAAGTAGGCAATGGTTGTGTTAGGCTGGAAGAATAGGTTAACACTCTGTCCTTGGTCGATAAACACCTGTCTATCTGCCGCCAACTCGACTAACCATCGCTGGTCAATCTCCATCGCTGTCTTAAATACTTCCTTCACATCTTCTGGTATGCCCAAATGCTGAACGCTACCATCGTTGGCAATAATAGAAGCCCAAGTGTCATCGTCATCCATACCAAGTCCAGCAAGACGTTCCGATAAGAATCTATTACGGTAGACAAATGCACCACTTAGGGTATCCTGCCGAAAAACATTTGCTCGATACGGCTCCACGGATGGCGAAGTGTTACCCATAATAAGACTGGAAGAAGCATTGGGAGCGATAGCCATATGATGACTAAAGCGACGCTGAATGCCAAACTCACTTGCATCCGGGCAAGCGCCTCTTTTAAGAACGAGAATATTATCTGCACGAGCACACTCCTTGTTAATATGAGCGAAAATATCTTTGTTTGTTAACTTAGCCATCACCCCATCGATAGGCATGTTGTTCTTCTGTAAGTAGGCATGAAAGCCTAACGAACCTAATCCAACAGACCGCTCGGCAGTAGCAGACCGTACAGCACGACTAATATGCTTAGGAGCGTTAGTGATAAAGTACTCGACAACATTGTCCAACATTTCCATAACATCCGGGATAAACTGATCATTATTTTTCCAATCATCATAGTACTCCAAGTTAACACTAGACAAACAACACACAGCCGTTCGTTCAGCGCTGGTGGGTAGGAAGATTTCTGTACACAGGTTAGACCCGTTAATACGTAACCCTTTATCCTTTAACCAATCAGGCATATCCCTGTTAGCCGTATCAATGAAGATGAAGTATGGCTCACCCGTCTGCATACGTAAGTCCAACATCTTCTGCCACAACCCTTTAGCACTGACCACTTCTACGACCTCGCCATTGGCGGGGTTTTTTAATGCCCAATCGTCATTGGCCTCTGGGTCTTTCATACACCGTTCGATCACCTGCATAAACTCATCGCTTATGTTAACACCGTGGTTCAGGTTAAGCGTCCGCAGGTTTTGATCACCCGTCGGTTTACGCATCTCCAAGAACTGAATGATGTCTGGGTGACTTACATCAAGAAACGCTGCATAAGAACCCCGACGTGTTCTGCCTTGTCGGTAAGCCAAAGAGGAAGCATCGTACATTTTGAGGTGTGGCATAACACCAGTTGATTTATCATCACTGTTACGTATCCCAAGGTGTATGCCAACACCGCCACCCAACATACTAAGCCAATTAGTTTCAGATAAGTTGTCAACGAGACCCTCAGCACTGTCTTCAATGTAATTAAGAAAGCAGCTAATAGGAAGTCCACGCTTACTACGACCAAAAGAAAGAATGGGAGTGCTATAAGACAACCAATGCTTAGAACTATACTCGTAAAGTCGCTGAGAATGCTCAGGATTACTTCCGAACGCTTCCGATACATACGCAAACCTCTCTTGTGGGCTAACCTCCTCCTCCATCATGTAACTCTCACGCAACCGTTGCAGTCCGAGAGCGTCGAACAGTTTGTCCCGTTCTAAGTTTATTTTAATTGTCATCAAGTGCTTCCTCTAAATAATCAGCTATGTCTTCTATCTTATCCTGAAAACGGTTGACAATCTCTTCACTGTTAATCTCCAACAGCTCCAAGATTGTCACCTCGTCCAGACGTTTTAGTTTATCACAAATGTCAGGTATCGTCAGCATATTTCTTCTGTAAGTAATTCATAGAGAGAAACATCTCGTCGAAAGCCCCGTCCTTAACCTCGTTCAACATGACCAACCCACGCCAATGTGTGTTGCTTAGTTGATCCATGTAGTCTTCGTCGTGTAGGTAGTAGCTACCAGCGATTATCCCACAGATGGCGGTTCCGTCTGCTCTTTTGCCATAAGCAACTTGCTTACCTTGTTGATGCCCTGCAACACAAGACATGTGCAGCTTATTAACGATAACACTAGCAGAACTAGCTGGTCGCCCCATAGCACCAACAGGGAAGTAGTGGCAGAAACCAACACCATTGATAAAAACAGGTTTAAGAAAGTCATATACATCCCAATCTTTTTTGTAGTCTAGGTCATCAGTCGAAATCACACCCTCAAGCATAGGCGTGTTAGCCACTGCTCGGTTGATACGGTTCTCATGGTTACCCATTGTTAACACCATACGAGGTTTATACACCTTGTGCTTTGTAATTTTCTGTGTTGCTTGTAAATCACGCAGAGGCTTCAACAGCTTCTTCATGGCCACCTTTACACAGTTAACGTCATCCTTGTAACGCTTGCCTTCAAAGTATTTACTACCAGTCTTATCGTGAGTAGACAAGGAGGGCATATCAGCGAAGTCGCCAATGTTGATAACAACATCTGGTCGGTAATCCACGATAGCCTTCCCTGCCCACGTTAGATGATCAGTAGCTACTCCCGGCTTCACTTGGCAGTCAGGAATAACAAGTATCTTCATGCTCGAAAGCCTCCAGTATCTAACCCTGTATCCCAGTAGTCTTCTAACATGATGTCTACCTTCTCATAAACACCGACATAACCGCAGGAGTCTAGAAAGGCAGCAAACTGCCGCATGACATCATCCCATCTGGCATCCTCATTACAAACGTAGAATAATTCTGAGCTAGTCTCTACACTTGGCCGTGAACACTTCTTCTTAAAGTGGTAATACTGTTTATCTTCCATTCTTCTCTCCATAAATGCTAGGGAACAAGTCAGTCAAAATAGCCTTACACTGATCTGCTACTTCCCTATGCTCTTTTTGTGTTGCCTCGTCACAGCGGATGTCAACATAGTGCATCCAACTCCGTAACGTCCCGTTCATATACATCCGACTGTTTGTTAACCCCTCTGGCAAAACCTTCCGGGCAACCTCCTTAGCTATCCCGTTATTCAGAGCAGCTCCATACACTCCTTTAGCTTGCGCTATCAAACTACGTTGCATCTCATCCCACCAGCGCTGTAACTCTCTGTCCTCAGTAGGGAGACTGTTCTGTCGGTTCTTATCATCCTGCAACCGTACCTCACTGTACTCCATATCCAAAGCCTCCGCATACCGCTGACTAAACTCTTGGAAGCTAAACGACCGATGCCTCAGAATCTGTCGTGCTATGTCCCGTGTTACCTCAATCTCCATACAAACATTAACCATCTCGAAGGGTGACCAATGCTTGTTATTCATCAGGTAACGTAGCAGCTTAGGTGCTGTCGCTACGTTATTCTGATTCTCTGGGTTTGAGACACGAGCCATGTAAGCAACCATCTCTTCGGCATGAGGTGTTACCCACATTAGCTTAACGTTCATTTCTTCTTCCTCTCTTTACGTTCTTCCGCTGTCTTTTGTTTATGACAAGGTTTACACAGCACTTGTAGGTTATCTGCCTCACAGTACAACCTGTTCATATACGTCCACCAATCTTGAAACCCTTCCTTCGGAGATACAACGGGTTCAATATGATCCACTTGTACATCTCTCGCAATAAAGAAGTCTCCACAATCAGCACACAAATAATGTTCTGCTAACCTACCACTTCGTTTGTTAATTAACCTACCTACCGCTGCGTCTTTAAGAGCCTTCCACTTAGGCGGGAATCGCTTCATATAAGCTCGTAGCGCAGATATTATAAATGCCCTAAACCTTGCCTCAGTCCATTCTCCGTCGTTATACTTTCT